AGAATATAATTTAGAAAAGAAAAAAATATGTATACTGCGCAAGCCAACGTCCCAATGGATTAGAATTGCCAATGAATTACTTCAATCAAATTTTGATCATAAAAGGGTATTCTTCGGGTCTCGGGCGGTAAACGATGATTACCAAAAGCAACGTAACAAGCGCATACCAATTGATAAATTAAAATTTTTAAAACACGCGGAAGATGAAAAACAGAGCTCTGCAGCTAAAATGATTGATTTAGTTGAGCATCAAGTCGACTTAATGGCGATGACGAAAGCGGAATGTGCGTTGATACAGATCAAAACTACTCCACAAGGCACTCAGACATTTGATCTTCCAGATAACCTTAAAAGGCAGACTGGTCCAGACAAGGCAAGGAAAGACTCCTACTCTGCTTTAGTGCTAGGCAATTGGATGATAAAGATTTATTATGATATGATCAATGTTGAAGCTGAGAATGTCCAGGCGACTTTTACACCTATGTTCGTGGCTTAAAGTTAAAAGTTAACTTTGGACTTTTCATAGACTTTTATTAGACTTTTGTGTATTATAATTTATGCCTAAGCGTCAATATACTAAAAAATCAGAATACTGGGATCAATTCAATAAGAAAGACATTAATGAATTAATTCAACAAACCAATAATGTCGACTCTCCATGGGAACCTATTCTTGCGGGAGATGCTTACTACGCTCAAAGCGCTAAAGCAAGTTACGAAAGAACGGGCCAATCAGATAGTGGAGCGTTGAGTCGAACTGGCAGCAGAAGAAATGCAGCATTCAATAGTAAAAAACTTTGGAAGTATGCTAATATTCGTGAAGGGCAGCTACCTTATTATTATGGTAAAGCAGGTTGCGATATTAAAGACGCCATCATGTTGTGTCAAAAAGCATATGCTAATATTCCAATCTTTAGAAATGTTATTGATATCATGTCTGAGTTTGCTAATACCGAATTGGTATTAGAAGGAGGCACAGAAAAATCTAAAAACTTTATTGACAAATGGATGCAGAGAGTCAACCTATGGGGCGTCAAAGATCAATACTTTAGAGAGTACTATCGTAGTGGTAATGTTTTTATGTATCGCTTGGATACTAAATTTACTGCAGATGACTTTAATAGAATGTCTACAATTTATGGATCGGATGATTTAATAAAAAAAGGTAATATACCTATTAAATATATTCTTTTAAATCCTTATGATATTACTACTTTAAAATCTTCTAACTTTGATGGTAATGTATATAGAAAAATATTATCAGAATATGAGCTAGAAAGATTAAAAGACCCTAAGACCGATTATGATAAAGAAGTATTAAAGAGTTTAGATCCAAAAAGTCAAAAAGCAATTAAAGAAGGTAGATATGGTGCGGATGGTATTTATGCAGCACTTGATCCAAATAAATTAATTTATTCTTTTTATAAAAAACAAGATTATGAACCTTTTGCTATTCCTTTTGGTTATCCTGTATTAGACGATTTAAATTGGAAGCTTGAACTTAAAAAGGTTGATCAGGCTGTTACTCGTACTATTGAGAATGTTATTTTATTAATTACCATGGGTAATAGTCCCGACAAGGGAGGTATCAATCCTCATAATTTACAAGCTATGCAGGCTTTGTTTAAAAATGAAAGCATTGGTAGAGTATTAGTTAGTGACTATACAACAAAAGCAGAATTTATAATTCCTGACTTAAATAGAGTATTAGGCCCCGCAAAATATGAAATAGTAGATCAAGATATTAAAGAAGCTTTGCAAAATGTTGTAGTGGGAAGTGAAAGATATAGTAATACTCAAGTAAAGGCTCAAATATTTCTTGAAAGATTAAAAGAGGCTCGCAATGCTTTCATCAATGATTTTCTTCAGCCTCAAATTAAATTGGTTTGTAAAAACCTTGGATTTAGAAAATATCCTATTGTTAAGTTTCAAGAGATTGATCTTAAAGATGAAGTGCAACTACAAAGAGTTACTACTCGTCTTATGGAGCTTGGTATTCTTACTCCAGAACAAGGCATCGAAACAATCAAAACTGGACTGTATCCAGAAAATAATAGAATCGGAGAGGGTCAAGAGCAATATGTTGAGGATCGTCAAAAAGGGCATTATACTCCTTTGGTCGGTGGTCAACCGCTACCCATGGAAGAAGATGAAAATGGCCAACCTATACAAACGCAAGTGCCAAATCAAAGACCGCAAGTTAATACGCCACAACAACCAGGACGACCATCAGGCACAAATAAAGAAGGTAGACCCGCGCTAGCAGATAGAAAAAGCATACAAAATACAATTTATGCTACTGAAGGATTGTTTAAATTCGCTCAAGTCGAAATGAAAAAAGCAAATAATATTAAAAGACTTTCAAAAGATAAAAAATCACTGCTAGAAGAATTATGTAAAACTGTAGTAATTTCTTGTGAAAAGCCTGACTGGGAGAAGCAAGTTAAATCATGCGTTGCTGATTTTAATCATATAGAAAATCTTTCTCCTCTGCCAGAAATCTTGAATATATCTAGTGATTACGAGATTGAGCTTTATCCATCTGCTCTCTATTATCATAGTAATGATACTTCTCAAAAATAAGTTTACTGTGTAGTTTACTTGTAAATATCATGAAAAATAAAGCATTTCAATACACTAGCAATTTCTTGAGTGACATACAGGCGTCTTGCGTTGACGGCACATGTAAAATGTTTAACTTGAGCGAAGCTTCTCTTGACAGTTTAAAAACATTAATTCCTGAAGAAGTTGATTTAACAAAAAATATTGATTTATTAGGAGTAGCTTTTAATGCTGCAGTTGTTAATAAATTTAATAAAAATGGTGATGGTATCGATACGAATACTGCTTTCGCTATAAAAGATTACTTTATCAATAAACCTACTAACATTGAACATGAGAAACAAAAAATTGTAGGACATATTATATCTTCTTCATTTAGTAAATATGGTACTAATGAATTAATGGAAGCTAGTGAATTAAAAGATGAGACTGGACCATTTAATATAGCATTGGGAGCATTGGTTTATAAAATTGTAAATCCTGCATTTGCAAACATGATTGAACAAAGTCAAGAAGATGGAGAATATAAAAATATTATTTCAGCAAGCTGGGAAATCGGATTTAATGATTATGTTATTGCAGTAGGCAGCGAAGACTTAAGTGAAGCCGAGATTGTTTCTGATAAAAAACAAATTGCTGAATTTAATCAATATTTAAAAGCTTATGACGGCGAGGGAAAAATGGATGATGGTACTCCAATTTATCGATTGGTGGTCGGAGACATTTATCCTCTTGGTATTGGCTTTACTACTAATCCAGCGGCAGATGTTAAAGGAGTAATTATGCATCAAAAAGATGATGACGAAAACTCAGAAAATACACAGGCTGCTGAACGAATAGAAATAGATAACACAAATTTTTACAAAAAAAATCAAAAAAATAGTTCCCTTTCCGAAGAAATTTCTGTAAACACAAAAAACACATTAAATATGGATAATCAAGATCTACTTAAACAAATCGAAGGCATGCTTTCAGAAAAAATTGGCGATAGCCAACAATTCGAAGAAGCTGTCGCTAGCGTTTCTAAAGTTATGATGGAAGCTATCCGAGAAAAAGATTCTCAGTGGCAAGAAGAAAAAGAGCAAAAAGAAAAAGCTCTTGCTGAAGCTACTGAGCGTCAAGACGCTCTCTCCAAAGAAATGGACGAGCTGAAAGAAAAACTCGAAGCATCTGAAGAACAATGGAAACAGCTGGCAGAAGAAAAAAGTCTTCGCGAAGCAAAGGATCTTTTCAATTCAAGAATGGCTTCTGTCACTGAAGCTTTCGATTTGAATGAAGAGGATCTTAAAATTGTCGCTTCCGAAGTTTCTGAAATTGAAGCTACTGAAGAAGCTTTCGCGTCTTACGAAGAAAAACTGAAAGTTATGTGGCAACACAAAACCAAAGAATACATCGAAGCTCAAGAAAAAGCTTTTCAGGAAAAATTAGAAGCCGAACTTCAAAAACGTATTGAAGGAATATCTGAAACTGAAGCTTCCGAAGAATCCTCAGAAGAGGTTTCCGAAGAATCTGCAGAAGAAGTCCTTGAAGAAGTTGAAGAAGAATCTGCTGCAAGTATTTCAAACAATAATGAAGCCGCTTCCAGCGAAGAGCAATCTCTTCGTGAAAAGTTCCAGGCTGCATTTTCACAAGAAAACATTCAAATTAAATATTAATCATGGCTATTAGATTATTACCATTCCGTCAGTACGCTGAAGAAGACGTTGTAAATCTCTTTGCAAATGAATCGGCTAACGATAAAGTTACCGATCCAGGCAATGGAGATGCAGGCGTTTTTGTTAAAGTAAGTGCTGGGGACTTCAGTGCTGATCCCGTAGGATACGAAACTAATTCTTACCTCGGTAAGACTGACTATCCTTTCATCGGACGCAATCAGTACCCAACTGTCCCATTGAAAGTTACAGCTGCAGCCTCTGGCGATTCCTGTGTTGGAGTTACCTTGTTGCAGACTGCATTGAAGGATGAAAACGATGAAAAACTTCTTTATTATCCTCAAAAGAAGCTTGAAACTCAGTCTGTATTGACTGGAGAAGCCGTACCTGTTCTTGGAAAAGGTATCGTTACTCTTGACAACAGCGCTTATGATGGAAATCCTGACGTAGGCGAGTGGTTAGCATTGTCTTCAAACGCTGGTAAAGTCAGTGGATATGCAGGGTTTGACCAAGTACCAAGCGACGTTCAGGCTATCGGACAAGTTCTTGCAACTGGCGCTCGTGTAAACCGTGGTGTTTCTGCTGATCAATTTGCTGGCGCTAGCGTTGGCACAGGCGCAGCTAACACAAACGGTGCATACATTGTAGCTCGTATTAATTGTTAATAGAAAGATTTAAGAAAAATGAATATCACTCTTAAACGTACCGACGAACAAATCGAGCTTGTTAAAGCTATGGCATCACGCAATCGTGATGTAGCCTATGAAGCCCAAGCTGCCTTGGCTGAATTTATAGGTCCTGTCCTCGCTGAAGTTATTAATCAAGCTCCGACTTTGAGTAATATGTTCAGTGCCTTTTCCTTTAATGCTGACAGCAACCCAAGTCTTCCGCTTGATCTCTATTATGACATCAACGCTGATGATTACATCAAGGTTTACAGCACTACGGTTCCTGGTGGTCTTCCTACCAACCAAGTGCTTCCTACTGCCAGTGAAATGAAGTTCACTACTTATCGCCTTGATAGTGCGATTAGTTTTGATCGTCGTTACGCTGCTCAGTCACGTCTTGATGTTGT